GCAAATATACTACGCTCCAAGCTGGGCATTTCTATAGTGCTGGCAACCACCCATCCACAAAATTTAATGAAGATAATGTTCATGGCCAATGCAAGCGATGTAACTACTTCCTATCTGGTAATCTGTTGCCCTACAGAGAAAACCTAATTCTAAAGATAGGACAAGAACGATTTAACAAGATTACCCTGACCACTCAAATGTCTAAAAAGTATGGCTTCAAATGGGATAGATTCTTCCTACTTGATGTCATAGAAAAATATAAGAACAAATGAGTAAGGACGAAATACTAAGTAGGCTATACAGAAAGCACACTTCATGGGTTTTAATGGCAGAAAGAATGATGCCTTTATACTATTCAATGACTGCTGAAGATGTAGTTCAAGAAGTTTATTTAAAAATTTATCAAGAATTAAGGGACAAAAAGCTAAAATCTACGACTATAATAATAGATGGGCAACCCAATTACGCAATAGTTTACTTAAGAATAAGAAATATTATAGTTGATATGACTCGTTCTGAAAAGTCTAGCATCCCACTAAGCGCAGACATAGAAGATAAAGAAGTAGAAAGTGCAGCAGAATTTTATGAAAAAATTGACAGGGTTATTGATAATTTTCAATGGTTTCACAAGAAGATGTTTACGCTCTATAGTAAAGAGTTTAGATCAATTAGAAAACTATCTAATGCCACGAAGATAAGTTACAAGACAGTATTTAAAACTGTCAAAGAATGTAAAGAAGAAATAAAAAGAAAAATAAATGAAAAGTAAAGGTTTAGGAGATACAATACATAAGATTACAACCAAAACTGGTGTAGCAAAATTAGTTAAATGGATAGCTGGAGAAGACTGTGGCTGTTTGGAACGTCAAATTGCCTTGAATAAGCTCTTTCCTTACACTACCAAACAAAACTGCTTAGTAGAAGAAGAATACAATTGGCTACATAATTATATGTCAGTACAAAGACAAGTTATAAGCAGAGACGAACAACACAAGATGCTAGAGATATACAACAGAGTATTTGAAGCAAACAAACAATCTTCTTCTTGTGGCTCATGCGTGAAAGAATTATACAACACATTAAACAAATTATATAAAACATATGAACAGGAAAGTTAGAGAACAGCCAAAAGCCAAACTACTAGAATACCTAACTAAACACAAACATGAACTAAGTAAAATATTTAAAGACAAAAAGCCAAATGAAAGACAACAACAACATATTACATGAACTACAGTTTTTAGCTGGTTTAAACCCTAACGACCAAGAATTTGGCAAAATAGTAAGATCTATTGTTAATGCACCTTCTAACAATCCTGTAAGAAGTTGTGATATAGATGACGAAGAATGTATTAGCTGTGGCTCATGAAAACAGAAACTATTAAAATATCAAAGGTTAAAAGCAATCCTAATAATCCAAGATTGATTAAGGATGATAAATTTCATAAACTGGTTAAGTCAATTAAGGAATTTCCAGAAATGTTAGAAATAAGACCAATTGTAGTTAATGATGAGTTAATTGTATTAGGCGGAAACATGCGTTTAAAAGCTTGTAAAGAGGCTGGGTTAAAAGAAGTGCCAATTATTAAAGCAAGTGAATTAACAGTGAATAAACAGAGAGAATTTATAGTTAAAGATAATGTTGGTTTTGGTGAATGGGACTGGGATTTAATTGCTAATGAATGGGATGCTGAACAGCTGGATGATTGGGGTTTAGATTTACCAGTTGATTTTAATGTAGTAGAAGAAGAAGCAGAAGAAGATGACTATGTAGAACCAGATAATTTAAAGGTGGATGTTGTGCTTGGTGATTTAATCGAGATAGGAGAACACCGATTGTTATGTGGAGATTCAACGGATTCAGACCAAGTGGCAAAGTTAATGGATGGAGTAAAGCCAGATTGGATACACACCGACCCTCCCTATGGAATGAATGCAGTTTCAAAAAGTGGTGTTTTATCTAAAAATTATGATAAGGATATAATGGGAGATGACAGTCCTGATATTGCAAAAGATTCTTTTAATTTAATATATTCTCTTTATCCTAATACTAAACAAGTTTGGTGGGGGGCTAATTACTATAGTAGTTCATTGCCTGACAGTGAGTGTTGGCTTGTCTGGGATAAAAACAACGGTGGAAGCGACCAGACAGATGCTGAGTTAGCTTGGTGTAACTACAGAAGTGTTGTAAGAAAATTTACAAAGTCAAGTGAAAAAACAAACAGAGTTCATCCAACGCAAAAACCAATTGAATTAGTACAATGGTGTTATGAATGGAGTAAAATCAAAATTAATACTGTTGCTGATTTTTTTGGTGGTAGTGGAGTCACAATGGTTTGGTCTGAACAAATGAATAAAAAATCTTTTTTAATGGAACACGACCCTAAATATTGTCAAGTGATTATAGACAGAATGCAAAAGCTAGATGAAAATATTAAAGTTAAAATAAACGGGAAAGAATATGGCGAATGAAGAAAACTTAAAACCTTTTAAAAAAGGGCAGTCTGGAAATCCAGCTGGCAGACCTGTTGGAACAAAGAACAGAAGCACAATTGCTAAGAAATGGTTAGAAACACCAGAGCAATTTAAAAACCCTATTACTGGAGAAATTGAAGAACTAACTCAAGAGGATATTGGAACGCTGGCTTTAATTAAAAAAATGCGGTCTGGTGATGTTAGAGCATACGATTCTTTAATGGATTCTGCACATGGTAAAGCAATACAAACTAATGATGTTAATGTAAATCCAGAATTACCATTGTTTATTGATTAATGAAACCCAGCAGAACCACAGCAGTTAAAAGGTTAAGAAAACTTAATCAAAGAACTAAGATTGTAAGAGGTGGATCTAGTGCTGGTAAGACAATAGCAATACTTTGTATTCTAATTGACTATGCTATAAAGAACGAAAACAAAGAAATAAGTATAGTTAGTGAATCTATCCCACATTTACGTAGAGGTGCTTTAAAAGACTTCTTAAGCATTTTAAAGGGTGTTGATAGGTACAGGGAGAAACAATTCAATAGAAGCACTTTAAAATATGAATTTGTATCAGGTTCTTACATTGAGTTCTTTTCTACTGACCAACCTGATAAACTTAGAGGAGCTAGAAGAACAGATCTTTATATCAACGAGTGTAACAATGTACCATTTAACAGCTACCAAGAATTAAGCATAAGAACTTCAGAAAACATTTGGCTAGATTATAACCCAACTTCTTTATTTTGGGTAGACAAAGAATTGATAGGTCAATCAGATACAGACTTTATTACACTTACTTACAAAGACAATGAATCACTACCAGAGTCAATAGTAAACGAATTAGAAAAAGCTAGAGTAAAAGCAAAGACTTCTAGCTATTGGAAGAACTGGTGCAGAGTTTATTTAGATGGTGAAGTAGGAAGTTTAGAAGGTGCTTGTATTCCAGACTGGAAAGAGATTGACATGATACCAGAAGAAGCTAGATTGCTTTGTGCTGGATTAGACTTTGGTTATTCTGTAGATAGTTCTGCCATGTGCTTACTATACAAATACAACGATAGTTACATATTTGATGAAGTGCTTTATAAAACAGGAATGTTAAATAGAGACATATCCAACTTTATAAAGAATAACAATATTGACTGTTACATCTATGCAGATTCAGCAGAACCTAAATCAATTGCAGAAATAAGATTAAGTGGTGTAGATGTTTACCCAGTAACTAAAGGCAGAGATTCTATTGTGTATGGTATTAACCTAATAAATCAGAATGAAGTTTTTGTAACATCAAGAAGCAAAAACCTTAAGAAAGAGCTAGAGGGTTATATATGGATGAAAGACAAACAAGGCAATAGTTTACAGAAGCCAAATCCTATGACTGGAGACCATGCAATAGATGCTGCTAGATATGCAATGATGATGGAATTAGAAAATCCCAATAGAGGAACTTATCATTTATATTAAAAACGTGGATATCATTTTAAACATTTTAACGACTTAATAATATGAAGCTAACGCTAAACATACCCGAATCACTAAACGAAGTTACTTTAGATCAGTACCAGCAATGGTTAAAAGTTGCAGAAGATAAGGAGCTAGACAACTTCTTACAGCAGAAAATGATAGAAATATTCTGTGGTGTAACGCTAAAACAAGTAATGCTGATTAAGGCAAAAGATATAGAATCAATAGTAGTTAAAATATCTAAGCTATTTAATCAAAAAGAAAATAAGTTCATTGACAGATTTAAATACCAAGACAAAGACTTTGGTTTTATACCTAAGCTAGATGACATGACCTTTGGTGAATATGTTGATTTGGATACTTACTTGGCAGACTGGCAGCTAATGCACAAAGCAATGAGTGTTTTATATAGACCAATAACTTTTAAAAAGAAGAATCAATATTTAATAGAAGATTATGAAACTGCTG